GCACGCTCCTGAAGACGCTTGAGATTCGACGCCATGATTGGCCTGCTCCTTGTTGAGCCGGCCAATCGCAATAGCGGCGGCCGGCGGGTTGTCCCGCTAGCGCGCCGCGTGTGAATCATCACACCACTCGCACTGCTCACCGCGAAATCCATCGCGGTGCTTGTATCTACCTGTAGATTAGCATCTCACGAATCGTCGTGCAACCGAGTCCGCAGCAGCGCCGCGTTGAGTTCGGCCAGACGCACCTTCGCTTCCAAAACGGGATCCTTTTTGACCGGCTCGGCGACCGTCGGCTGCTCGGCCTGCGGCTCAACTTCCGGCACCTGCTCCTGCTCGACGACAACCACCTCGGAACGCTCTGCCTCGCGGTCCATCTGCGCCACCTTTCTTGCCGACCAGACTTGTCCGGCATCCCCGGACCACAGAAGCCAAGCCACAAAACCCGGTTTTTCTTCGCCCGGCGTGTCCCAGCCGGGGGACTTGCTCGCTTTTTCGTGCCTCGCAAACCAGGCGTTCATCTCCCGCACATGCTCGGGCGTGAGTTCCTCGCGCCTGGCGATCTTGTTGGCACGAGCCACCGTTTCAGGCTTCAAGCCGTCTCCGCTCTTGCCTTCCTCGTGGAGCCGGAGACCCCTTTCCGCCGCGGCGGCCATGCCGGCCGTCGGCTTCAGGTCGACGGCTCGCTCCTCGAGCACGGCGTCCTCGCTCCGCTCCTTCGACGACCTGGGGTGGTCGGATGGCAGCAGATCGTTGTCGGTCGTGTATTTGGCGTCCTTCGGCCTGCCGTTGCGGAGAAGGTAGAGGTAGGCATTCACGCGGGCCATGGCCCAGGCCGCGCGGCTCACTCCCGGCCGATGGCTCGTCGAGTACGCGCCGGCGCCGCGCCGATACACGGCCAAGAGCTGGCCGAGCGTAGTACGGGACCACGACGGCTTTTCGTCCTCCCGCATGGAAGCATTGTGGTCGCGGACCTTGTTCTGGTGGCCGGCTCGAACGGCCTGAGAAACCTTGATTTTCCCGCTGGCGTTCTTCGCGGACCCCGGCCGATTCTTGTCGCTCCCCGCGATGCGGTCTTTTTCCGGCGCCGGCGTGGACTGCGACTTGTCCCCGGCGGCTCGATCCTCGGCCTCGTCCTCATCTTCGCCTTCGCCTTCGCCTTCCGCATCCACGGGGCCGCTCGTCTTTGTGAGTTCGGCGACAGACTTTGCGACCATGTAGTCCTCTGGCTCGCTGCCGTCGAACGGCGTGAGGACTGCCAGGGGGCTTTCTTCGGTTGCTCGCATCCCCTGGAGCGTGCCGTCGCTCATAATGTGCTCGACTCGCCCCATGCCGCCGTCCCACGAAGCGAAATCGCCTTCAGAGAGTTCTCCGGGTTCGGCTCGCTCTTGGACTTGCTTGCCTTGGGTTCGGCGGCGCGACCACGAATTCCCCGCGTCCCCGCCGGCGAGCAGCCAATCAGTCCACGCCGGAGACCCGGACCAGCCGGTGGACTTGACTTCTTGGCATCGGCGGTGGGTTTCGGCGAGAAATTCGACCTCTTCTACGGAAAGAATGGATCGCTCTACGATCCGCTCGGCAATCGCGGCGAGCCTTTGGTCGTGAAACCCGGGCCGCGAGGCGCGCAGGCCTTTTCGGGCCGCGTTTGCCATGGTTTGGTTCGGCCGATACGCCTCGCCGAGAGCCATTTCGATGGCTCTGCGGCCGACCACAACGCTGGAGGCCTCGTAAGCCGGCCGAACGACTGGGCCGACATCGTCGAGAAGGCTGATAGACCGGATTTCGCGCCGCCGAACGCCGTCCGGCCCTGTGCTCCACGAGTCTCCGCCTTCCCGGGAGACGGCAAAAGCGAAACTCGACCCTGTCACATAGCCTCCGGAGATCAGTTCCACGACATCGTCGGCGGCTTTTGTCTTCGGAGGCATCATTTCGTAGCGAAGACCATACGGATCGGCCTTCAGCTTCATGGTTCCGTTGCTCGTGCGAGCCAGAATCATGTTTTTGTCGTGGTTGAACACGCCGACGACATCGGGATTGCTCGTCAGAACCTCGTCGAAGGCCCGTGGATTGATGGATTCCACAAAGCCGCCCAGATTCTTGGACAAAGAGTCAAAAACCGCCGCGTAACCGACAATTACAGGCCGTTTTTCTCCGTTGTCCGCCTCGCGGTACTCGATCGCGGTGTCCGAAACAATGGTTCGGCGCTCAATTTCGGCCGTTGGCATCGCCTGACTCCTCGAAATGTGCGTCAAACCAGCGTTTTGTGACAGTTTCGTACACGGCCCCGCTCCTGTGGCACTGCAAAAGCAGTTCCTTCGAGCGATCTATCCACGATACCACGAACGAATCAATGTCTCGGCCAGTAGTTTTTGCTGCGTCGAGAAGTTCAGCGCGAAGCCTTTCTTCGATTTGGCCGAACCATTGCGTGATTTTTTCCGGCTTCGACCTTCTTGCGATGATTCCTTCGGCCTCGACGGCTGCGATTCGGCGGAGGGCTGTGCGAAAGAGCGCTTCGGCCGCATCGCCGGATCGACCTTCTTCGGCTTCTGCTGCCGCTTGGCCGCCGACTTGCTGCTCTTGAGGCTGCTCCTCGGCCGTGAGGCTGGCCGGCACGATTTCTTGCTGCGATTGTCCCGTCGGGTTGTCAATTGTGAAAGCATCCAGAAGCTGCATATTGACCTGAATGAAACGCTTTTTGCCAAGACCGTCCGGAAGTGGGTTGTACCCGATCTCCGCGCGGTACTCGTCCACATCCAAGGCGCCGTTGTTGAACGCTTCGCGGAGAAATGTGGACCGCGCCGCGTAGTCGCCGGCCATCAGGGAGTTCATGTCGAACCCCACGAAGTAGTTCTTGTCGTCGACGACGAGATCCCGGCGACAAGCAAGCTCCCAGCGACGACACCACGGCATCAGGCTGAATGTTTTGTAGTCGATCGCCGACTGCTCCACCGTGCTGTAACGGACATTCGAGAGGTCGCCAACCAAATGCGGCGGCACTCGATAGGCCCGGCAGACCTCCTCCAACTGAAAGCGACGTGTGGCTATCAGCTCGGCCTCGGAGTTGTTGACCGGGTCATCCTTTTTCTTGAAACCAAACGGCATGATCACCGTTTTGTAGGCCTTGTCCGGACCTCGGTGGGCCTCGTCCCACTGCTGGCGGAACCTCTGGAGAGCCTCGGGCTTATGCGGCTGATCGGTCTCTATGTAGGTGCCTGCCTTCGCGCCGTTGCCGAAGTACGCGCTGGAATGCAGTTCAGTCGCTCGCGCCAGCCCGATGGCGTCCCTGGAGAGCGCAATCGGGACATACCCCCGAACGCCGTCGGTTGAGAGCCAGCGAAGGTGGAAGATATCTCCCTGCCTGTACTCTTCGATCGGCGGAGTGGGGTCCACGCCCGTGCCCGGCGGCCGGTAGTAGTACCGAAGGCGGCCGTTTTCCAGCCTTTTGACCTCCATGCGGGACGGGTGGAGCGGAATCAGCTCATCGACGGCGCCACGGCGAGGCGACCCTTTGATGTGAGCGTAGGCGTTTCCCCAGAGGAGAACCCACGACTGCATGAGTTCCTTGAACTCAAACGATGTCATCCAGGAATTCGGCTGGTACGCCAGGATTTCGTGGAGCGGCTGGTCGTCGGCGATCTCCTTGCCGCCCGCCGGGAGTCGGCGATAGAGGTTGGTCGGCATGGCCGCGAGAGACTCAGAAAGCAGCCGCACGCAGGCCAGCACGGCCGTGCATTCGAGGGCTGTTTCCGGAGACACGGAGACGCCGGAGGTCGTTCGCCGCGTCTCCATGATCTCCTCGAAGACACGAGAGAGACTCTGGGAGCGCAAGGAAACCATGTCGGTATACGGTGTGGCTTCAGGCATCAAAATACGACCAGTGTGGGCTCGTCATCGGAACCACGAAAGTCTCCGGCAGACAGGCCGATCGCCATGACCAAGGCCACCGCGGCGTCAATCCTGGCCGAGGACTTCGAGTTTGCCTTGGTCGGCTTGATGTTCCCGGCCTCGTCCATCTTGACCTGCATATTCGACACATGAAGCGCCAGGGCCGGGTTCCCTCCGTGGCGTATCTTTTTCCCCAGAGTCAGAGTCTCCAGCTCCTTCGTCGGCGCGCTCATGGAGGAGTAGCCTTGTCCATACGGGCGAACGGAGACGCCCTCCGCTGACAATTGGGTCGTGATATGGACGGCATTCCAGCGATCAATGGCAACGCCGCGAACCGCGTTCTGCTCGCAAAACGAGAGAACATAGTCCCTGACGACATCGTAATCCGTGACATTTCCTTCTGTTAGCGTAACATATCCGTCTTTTGCCCATTGCCGATACGGAGCCTCGTCGCGGGTCGCCGACTCCTCCGGAATGAAAAGGTGCGCGAAGACATCGAATGTTCCGTCGTGCGCCCCGTTTTCGTCGAGGCCGGGCCAGACGGCGGCGAATGCGGTCGTGTCACTGGTGCTCGAAAGGTCGAGCCCGCAGTAGCACGGCCTGTCGGTCGTCGGCCTCAGCGGAGCGTCACAAGCCTCCCAAAGTCCGGTGCGGAAGAACTTGTTCGCGCCGTTTGACAGCCATTGATTCAAGTAGAGCGTCCGGAATTTCATTTCCTGGGAAACGCTCTCCTTCGCCAGAAGCGCCTCGCGCTCCATGAATTCCCGGCGGACAGTCACGCCGTAGTTCGGCTGGGCGATCCTCCAGGTATCCTCGGAAAACGGGTCGGCGTCCGGGTCGGCCGCGTAGATACACGGGAGGAAGGTGGGATCTTCTATCAGGCCATCGCGGACCCTGATGGCTCGCTGCCACTCGTCGTAGCACGGC